CCTGTTGTACCTGTAGTTCCTTGAATCCCTTGAGTACCAGTAGTTCCTTGAGTACCTTGTGTTCCCTGAACTCCTTGAGTTCCTGTTGTACCTGTAGTTCCTTGAACTCCTTGAGTGCCAGTAGTTCCTTGAGTACCAGTAGTTCCTTGAGTGCCAGTGGTTCCTTGGATGCCTTGAACTCCTTGAGTACCTTGAGTACCTTGAGTTCCCTGAGTACCTTGAGTACCTTGTACTCCTTGAATACCAGCAGCATAAGGAGTAGTCCAACTAACTCCAGTACCTGTTGATACTAAAATAGAACCAATACCTGTACTATTATTAGAATCATAAAGATTGCCAGTAAGTCTTAAATTACCTTGAACGTGTAATTTTTGTGTTGGTGTTGCTGTTGCGATACCAACATTACCAGGGAATTGCGTAGTACCATCTTTTTCAAATATCCAATATTTGTAATTGCCATCACCTGTAAAACCTGCCCCTATAACAATTTGACTGTCATTAAATTCAATATATTGTTGTAAATTGTTGCTGGCAAGATTAACATATTGATTGGGAGCAGATTTTAATCCAAATCCTCCATCATCGTATGTGTCACCTAGCACAGCACCACTAGAAAACTTTATTGAAGTTGTAGTAATAATTCCAGTTATATTGGCACCACCAACAACGTGAAGTTTTGATGTTGGTGTTGATGTCCCTATACCAGTATTACCAGATACTGTTAAAATATCATCAATATTTGTTATTCCACTTTGTGAATTTAATTCTAAATTCCCAGACGTACTATAAATTAAATTTGGAGAACCAATACCAAGTTCTATATTATGAGCATCTACACCACCATCAAATGTACCTTTACCAGTAAAATTAGCATCCTTCCAACGATTTGCCCCAGAACCAATTTGTGGTGCTCTACCAATATCATAAACACCATCACCAGTAGGATAAAAATTTGAAGCAATCCTTCCAGGAAAAGTAATTAAATCACTACTTACGGCACCAAGAGTTACACTTCCATTAACCTGTAATTTTGTTGTTGGATTTGTCGTTCCAATTCCAAGATTACCACTTATATAAACATTACCAATTGTCTCTAATACTGTTTTATTATCGGTATATGACGATACACCTATTTTGAGATTTTGTTGTCTGCCGCTTAAATATGGTGTAATGTAATCTGACATTTTAGTTAAGTGTTTCTAGGATACTTACAATAAATTCCAAATCGGTTGAATTGCTACCAGATATTAATAAAACATCATTAGTTTCTAATACTAATTTCCCTGGTAATAAATTTGCAGTATCATTTGCAGGAATTGGAAAGTTTTTCAAAATTCTTGTAGTAGATATAGTTCCAACATTATTTGTTCTTTGATGTGAAAATGTAATATCTTGGGAATTTGCTCCCACATTCGTACATTGTGCGAGAAGAATGACACCACTATAACCAACAGGAGATGTGTAAATTCCAACTGGACTTGTGGATACTACTTTTGTTATAGTTTTAAATATATTGAGTGGTAATGCCATCTTATCTGCCTCCTAGTGCCAAAATAAATGGTGTCATAGATGAAAATAAACTCTTAGAATAAAATGTCCCTGATATAGTCCCTGTTTGTTGATTTACCACAACACCATCACCAATTCTAAAATTACCAGATTGATCTGTGCTTGTATAAACAACTAAACCACCATTACGAGAAACCGTTTCATTTTCTTGGATTGGAACTCCACCAGTTGTTGGAAGAGCAGATGAAATTTGTGTTCCAGATCCAATATATTCAAAAGAATGACCCGATGCCAATACTCTACTTTGTTTAAAAAATGGAACTGCAGTTCCAACACCTAACGCATATGGAAGATTTTCATTTACTGTAATGGTACAAATCCCAGAAGAAATAGGAGTTGAAGATTTAATGGCATAATAAGTTGGCACTAAAGCAGCAGTAGCTGTTGCTGTATTTATCCCACTATTAGGAGCACTAATTGTAACTGTTGGTGGTGTTGAACTATAACCTCTTCCATTTGAAACCATTTCAAATCCAACCACTGAACCATTGGAAATATTAGCAACTGCACTTGCACCAACTCCCCAAGATGTGTCTGGTGATGAAATAGTAACTGTTGGTGTTGATGTATAACCTGTTCCACCAGAACCAACTACAATACTACCTACTGTATAATAAAGAGTTTCAAAATAAACTACCTGACCATCGAATGGTCTAGTGACATTAATTTTTGCCGTACCACCAGAAGTATAAGTTTGCCCTGATGTAGTTGATGGTCCTACATTTACTGTAAAAGAATTTGATGTTGGTGTGGATTTAATTTCAAAAATATATCCACTATTTCCACTTGGATATATTGTTGTTCCTGCTCCTGGATTTGCCAAACAAGTAAATCCAATCCCTGAAAGGGAAATACCCATTCCAACAGCAAATCCATGAGAAGTGGATGTCGTAACAGTTGCAAGACCTGTTACATTATTATAAAGAACATTTGAAATATTTACTGTTGGAGTGTTCAAGTCTAAATTAAAAGTATCTGCATTTGCTGCTGCAGCACTAGTAATAATTCCTGTATACTTTCTTGGTCCAACTCCATCAGCAACAAGAGCATAATTACCAAAAGAAGAGTTTGAGTTTGTTAAATCACAAGCAGCACCAGAACCACAATAAACAGCAGTATCATTACAAATAGTAAATAATGAAACTAATTGTGCATATCCTTCATTTGTAATTGAAACTCCAATACCACCTTGATTGTATTGTGTATAAGAGTCAAGAACCATTGATTTTGTTGGTCCAATAGCATTATTACCATCAATTTTTAAACCAATACTATTTTGAATAAAATTAGTACAGTTTTGAATATAAGGTGATTGATTGAAGTATCTAATTGAATTTGGATCAAAAGAAAAAATAGCACCAGTAGATGCTGCCCCAGCAAAGGACATTTCTGCTATATAATTCCCATTACCAACATAAAAAAGATCTCCAGAATTTTGTGGAGTTATAGTAACTTCTCTTAAACTATCTCCTATAATACTTACTTGGTCTGGTAATGTAATTGGATTATTTTCTATATAAGTCCCAGCACTAACTTTAATAACTGTTCCTGCTGTTGCTGCCGCAACTGCTCCTCTGATGGTTGATTTTGGTTCTGAGAGTCTTGTTCCTGGGTTTCCGTCGTTTCCGTTTTTTGTGACATATAAAACATTAGTTACTAAAGGGAATGTTTTTGAAAGATTTGAAGCATCACCATAATAAGTTACAATACCAGTAGTAGCACTGATAATACCAGAGGATATTTTTACTGTTCCTAATGTGCTAATACCAGAAACACTTAAAGAAGTTCCTACTATGTTAGTACCAATAATAGTTCCACCAGTAAATTCACCAAAAGTGGTACTAACAATTCTATTTGCAGTTAATATGCCAGTAAAATACCCATCACCTTGAACAAAAAGTTTTACTGAAGGAGTTGTCGTTCCAATGCCGACATTTCCTTCATTATAATATAATCCACCACCTATATTTTCCGTCCAAGGTGTTAATAATGTTACAGTTGTTCCGACTCCGACACCACCAGTATCCTTCTTCGCAAACAAACGACCATCATAAGTATTAAGTGCTAATTCACCAAGTACCAAATCTTCGTTTTGTGGTCTCTTTCCTTCTGTGGGAGATTGTCGAATACGAATTGGTAGTTGATCTGGCATCGGTATATACCTACAAAAAAGAAGGATTATATAATCCTTCTAGTATTTATTCGTCTTCTTTGTTTAGTTCTACAAGTGCTTCAAGTGCTCCTTGAACTTTTAAAAATTGTTCCTTCTTCGCAACAAATTGTCTTTCTAGACTTTGTAGTTCTTCAGCCAAACTTTGAAGTTGTTTGGTGAGTTTTTCGGTCATTTCTTGATGCTTCATGAGTGATATAGAATAATTATAGGGATATTTATTAAGTTGGTATTGTATTGAATGCGACATTTGGACTTAGACCACTTACTCCCGTTCCATCATTTGAAATTACATAGTCATACCCACCAGATCCGCCATTAAAACCAGGACGACCAGCAGTGACCCCAGGATTGGGTCTAGTACGACTACCCGGTCTACCAGTCTTTCCAGCATCACCAACCTTTCCCCAAGTACCACCAGGTCCTCCTTGACCACCATTTCCCGAACCAGTAACAAAAACATTACCAATGACTCTACCAGGGCCAGGAGATGCACCACCAGGATCACCAGCAGTATTAGTTTGATTATATCCTTGTCCAAGACCACCAGCACCACCAGGTCCACCAACACTGTCTCCTAGTGTGGTTTTACCATTGATAAACTGCCCATCACCACCTTGTCCACCTTTTCCACCACCTCCACCACCAGGAAGAACTTCTCCACGATTTGTAATAACTACACTATTAGTTGCAATTATACCTATAGCACTACTTCCATCGCCACCAGCATTACCATTACTAGAATTACCACCTGCTCCACCAGCACCCATAACACTTCCTTTTGGTCCAATATCAACTCTTAAATCTGTTGTTGCATCCCACTCACCAGTAAACAAAGTACAAAAAGTTCTAGAAGATGCAGGTGAAGAAGCACCAATAGGACCATTGGTATGAATCCATACTTTTTGATTTGTTACTGTATTCGGTTTTGATTTAAAACCACCAATCACAGACACACTTTTATTTGCATCATATGATGATCTTGCATTAACTTTTGTTGCATCATTATTAAGTCCTATGGAAACAAAATCAATCTTGAATGATCCATTAGTTTGTGGTCCTCCACCACCTGCACTATTAGTAGCAACAAAAGATCCATTTGAAATTAATGTTGAGTTAATATATCCTGATCCACCACCACCTCCCCCATCTGCACCAGCAGGACTATTGAATAAGACACCACCACCACCCCCAAAATATCCTCCTCCACCACCAGCACCAGCACCATTTCCTCCCTGCAATGCAGATCCAGAAGATCCGACTGTTCCTCCAGAAACAGAAGATCCGCCTGTTCCTCCAGAAAATTGAGTTGCTCCAGTACCACCTCTACCTGTTGGTGCATTACTAGCATCCCCACCAGTAAGTCCACCTCCAGATCCACCGTTAGATGGATCATTAGATCCACCTCCTCCTCCACCAGCAATCAATATTGCATTTGTTTGAGATATAGAATCTACAAACAATCCAGTATATCCCCCCCCACCACCAACAACAATTCCACCTTCTCTGATCACTCCACTACCACCACCACCATATCCAGCAGTTGCTCCATTTGCTCCGCCACCAACAATTAATTTATATGTTCTCCCAAAAAAAAATGTAAATCTTCCTTGCGATGCACCACCTTGTCCACCTTGTCCATATCTTCCCAAGAAACCATAAGTATCTGTTCCTCCTCCACCACCAACTGCATATATATTTGTTATAATGGTTTTATTTGATCTTATTGTATATGTTTTTCCGGTAGTAAAATTTGAATAAGTTGCTAAGTTATTAAAATCTACTGTTACTGATCCACCAAGATCATCAGTGATCGTTAAAGTTGTTGCAACAGCACTAGGTACTGGAGTACAATCAACAACCACATTTAATTTTTTACCTCTAAAACTACCAAAATTAATCTCACCAGATGGTGGAACTCCAGTATCCAATGGTAGATCAGATAATCCAGAAACACTTTGGCTTACCCTATAATTACCTAAACTTACACTATTGTTTGCTAAAGAAGCACCAAATTCAGTTCTAATTTGATCAGCACTAATAGGATTTGGAGAAGATGGTAAAGTCATTTACTTACCTCCTTTGAGTTCCTTAATTTCTGCTTTCAGTTCTTTAATTGCTTCAATCAATAATGGGACAAGTTTATCATACTTAACTGTCAAATACTCATCATTTGCAGGAGCAGGACAAACTGCTTCTGGAAGAACTGCTTGAACTTCTTGTGCTGATACACCTGCGTGTCTTAATGAGGTATCAAATCCAAGTCCTTCTCCAATCTCATTAAAGTTATATGTAAATCCATTAAGTTTTGAGATTTTATCAACCGCATTTTCAATTGGTTCAATATTAGTTTTTAGTCTTTCATCAGAAGCAAATGCGATAATATCACCACCACACGACAACACATTAGTGGTTCCATTGAAAGTTAAAGTTGATGCTGTTGTAGTAGTATCTTGGCCACTATTATAAAGAATACAATTTGCAGCACCTACTACGTTAGTTGCAAGACCTGCAGAAGTGGCAGAATCTGCATTACCACTAGTATCTTGATTTCCTTTTGCATTAACTCCTGCTAAAGCAATATCAGCAGACCCATCAAAAGAAACACCACCAATCTTTATTGCGGTTTTTAGTTTAGTAGCACTAGCAGCATTACCACTAGTATCTTGATTTCCTATTG